ATATGAACCCTTTCTTTCTGGATCTTTGGTTATATTTGTTCTCTCGACGCTTATCAGGGGCAACTTGAGGGCGCCCGCATCGTCTCGCAACTCTTTTTCGTTCTTAATCTGAAACGAGCGCTCGGGAGTTTGCCATAAAACAGGAACTTTAATGAATCCTTCATTTGTAGTGGCGCTTAAAGATAGGTCCTCTTTCATCCATGACATTAAAGAGTAATCAATATTCTCAATATCAGAAACAAGCATCCCAATCTCTTTCAATGAAAGGTTGTTAGAATCCATTGGCAATTGTGCAAAGTCAAAATCATTAGGAAGCATCGAATAGCCCCTTTCTGGCGCGCTTGCACTGTGCTGCAATTTCAAATTCTCTACCAGCCTGCCCAAATAGCAGTTTTGGCTCTGATAAGCTGATTATTTCGTAATAATAGTCACCGTACAAAACAAAGTCTCCCTCCCTTACATAGAGATCCTGATCTTCTTCAAGCCTGCGCTTATGGAAATGAATCATAATTTCCCAAGATTTGTCAATCCCGGCGCTTTCCATGTAGTCTGTGGAATAATCTGTGAATTCTACCAGCGCATATACCCGAATTGGGGGCAAGTACGTCTTTTTGATAGCTTCTCCGTACAATTCATGAAAATCGGTGGCTCGTAAATCAATAGGATAATATAAAATTTGTTGGCCTATGACCTTTTCAACCAACTCATCGTTAATTTGTTTAACTAAGTCGCGCTCTTTCTTTCCTAGAAAAAGAGGTGGTGGCGGAGCATCGGGTTTTGACCATTTGTTATCGTCTGACATCTAATAGCTCCTATCCTACAAAAATGGGCAGCGGTGAGCGCCTTAAAGTTTCTTCTGCTGCTGTGGTCTTTTCTTGATCTTTCTTGGCCAGTTCTGGGTATTCAACTTCTTTAAGAATTTCCATCAATTTATCTTTAAGCTGTTCTTGTTCTGCTTTAGCCTGACTAAGCAACTCAGAATGGTTAAGAGTCACACTTTCCCCCGGTATGGGCAATGTTGTAAACTTGCCACGGATTTGTCCTAGCATTTCTTTACACAAAGCCAACGAATACTTGCGAATCCATTGCTTTCCGATCGCATTAATGTTCTCGTATGGAATATTGTCAAACGGAAGTGTATTCAGATTATTGATGCCCTCAATACCAGTATCAATGTCACCTTCTTCATCAAAAATACTTGATTTTATTCTAAATTTAAACCAAATACGATCTAAATAACCAGCAAAATTGTCGGCGCCTCTTGGAGCCGGATATAATCTCAATTTGTTATTAATTAATTCGTATGAATAATGCGACACTCTAGTATATAAAGAGTCTTCATACATTATGGCCTGAAGCTTGTTCTGCCATGTTGGAACAATTTCAAAAGTTGTGTCATCTGCATATTGTCCATAAGTCTGGTAGTTTCCAACCACCCCTACGCCCCCGTAGTAACCGTAAAAACGCCACATAGCTATTGGCGAGCGATAATATACCTTATCTATAATAATTCTTTTATCTGTGACTTTGCCAGAATAATCAATCGCATCACCGTTGTCGTTCACCCCGGAAGCCGATGAACTTGAAATAATGGTCTGTAAGTCGTAATCTTGTTGATTTTTTGTAGTTGTAAAGGAAGCGGAATATATCGTGGTAGTGCCCCCTACGCCGGCCATAGTAGCCATCCCATCCGCTATTTTATTTGTGTAGTTTGCCTCTATTCTTGGAAATCTTAAACTAGCGCTTACGGGGCCTGATGTAACTTGGCCTAAATGGTTGAATGTGCCAGTCACATCACCCAGTGCATCGGATAAGACGTTTTTACCTTGATGTAAGTTGAAGATATACGAATATTCTAAGACTGCCTCTTCATACGCGGCGTAAACATTGGCTGGAGTAAGCTCAATATCAACAACATCGCCGCCGAGCTTCTTATAAACATAGGCAACTTGGTCAGAAGCACCACTGCGGAACGCTGCTGAACCAGTATAAATTCCAAATGGGACCGCGGCCGACACTAACTCGGCCGAACCAGTTGAAGTCAATATAATTGCACTTGTTTGTGATTTTGGGCTTAAGTCTCTTGGCACGCACGAACCCTCCTATTAGGTAAATAGTTGATCACAACCAAAGATAAACACTTATGTAAGATATTTACGAAGTCTTCTTGGTTGTCTTGGTTTTTGTGGTTTTTTGGGTCGTGGTCGCTTTTTTAACAGTGGGCTTTTTAGCTGCGGCCTTGGGTGTTGCTTTGGCCTTTAATGTTGGGGTGGGCTCTTTTTTCTCGACCTTTGGAGCCTCAACTTTCGGAGTCTCAACTTTGGGCGCCTCAACAGTCGCTGCGGCGATGGGAGCTGTTTTTACTCCCTCTTCCGCTAAAAGAGCGGCGCGGCGAGCAGCATCTCTTCTTTTAAACATTAATCTTCTACGTGGGTTCATGATATATCCTCTCTATAAAACATGTAACACTAAATAGTTACAAAATAGCAAAAGCGAAAATCTGAAAAAATAGGCGCCGAAATTTTTTGGCAGATCGACATTTTAAGGCTTTGATCCCCAAAAGAAAACCCCCTCCGAAGAGGGGGCAAAATATAAAGATATATTTTAAAGTGTCGTAAGGGCGCTTGGTCCGGATTGTCCAATGTACCTAATGTACACTAGAACTTTTCCAGCGGTGATGGCCGTTGTACCATTTCCAGTACCTCTATTGATAAAAGCAACTGTAACGCCTGTGGTATTCAGGCCGAGGTTGTCAGCAATCTCAGAAATACCAGCTACGCCGCGGCCGTCGGGGTCATAATCAGTATTACCAACTAATTCCACGACCGCCGTTGTATCGGCGTTGTCGGATACGGATGTTGCAGTTGAAACCAAATCCAAAACTAACGTTTGGTTTGGAGCAAATGTTTCTGTGCAGATAGTATTAGCATCCACAATAGTTACATTTGCTGGTAATGTGCAAACTGTTTTAAGCATGCCATTATCCGTAGCTGTTGCATCGGCGTCCTCAAAATCAATTTCATATACCGCCTCATATACACCATATGCAGATCCTGCGGTCATGAGCGCTGTTGCAGATCGCTTGAGCGAACCAGCCCCCATATCAATCTCTCTCTTTAAATTTTCTATTAGAGCTTGGACTCTTGCCAAGCCTACTCTTTTACTTCCCATGTTTAAAACCCTCCATTTATAATCATGTCAAAAACATATGGTTGAGACTATCATAGTCTCGCCTATAAATAGTGCTGTGTTTTTTACATCTTAAAGTAGTAGAGGAGGCGGCGTGCGTTTATGGGCAAATTGTTAGCAGATTGCTTCAAATATTTATTTATTATATTCACAAAACAGGAAAGCCCCCGTCAAGGACGGAGGCTTTGCACTGAATGTGTTGTTTCTATGGTTTAGCTAGTCTTACCGGCCTCACCTAAGAGTCCGCGAACGACAACAAGGCCGTACATATCAGGACGCACCATCTTCTTCGCATAACGAGTCATCACGCCCTTGCGAGGCACGAAGTCTTCTGGTCCGAAGATTGTAGGTGTGGTCTGCAGTGGGACGTATGGTGCGTACACATATCCGCTTTCAAGGAAAGAGGATCCGCGACGGCCAACAAGAACCACGTTGCGGAGGAAGTAAGGATCAACGATAACGTCGAACTTCTTGCTCAGCGAACCAACATTAACTGCTCCAATTGAACCAGTCTCGTCGTCAGCAGTTACGCTAGCACGGAATCCAGCGGTGAACTCAAGGATGTTGGCAACTTCGGGTCCGCAGACAACAAAGTTAGCACCACCACGCAGAGTCTTGCGGTGAATTTGTGCAGAAACATCGTTGATAGTCTCAACGAGAGTCTCGTACCACTCGGATACAGTACCGGTGAAGTCAGGGGCAGCAGAGCTAGCACCAACTTCAGCACCACTTGTCTTATCTAAGAAAAGACCCGGGGCGCGTGACCAGTAATAGGTAGCAGCTTTAGCTCCATTGACAAGGTCAGCAACGATCTCACGATCAATCTCAAGAGCAATTTGCTCAGAGAGAATGCTGGTCAACTCAACCTCAGCGTCAAGGTTGTGGTAGGCGTTAAGGTCTTGACCTAACTCCGGAGTCCACTTAGCCTTCAGCTTCTTGGTCTGTGCTGTCACAGCAATGCTGTCCACCTTGATATCGATCTCGGGGATATCAGCTTGCCCTTCAAGGCCCCAAACAGTCTGACCTTGAATAGAACCAATGCCGCCTGAATTAGAGTTGGCGAAGTCGTCAGTTTGTGGGAACAACCAAGTACAAGAAGAACTCAGAGCCACCTTGGGAGCGGGCGCTCCGGCCGAACCGAGGGCGGGAGGAGTGGTTCGAACTTCATCGTTCGCAGAACCAGTCTTACCAACCCAAGTAATCAAGATGCTGTCCTCAGAATTCGTTGCATCCCAACCACAGTTAAGATCATCGGCGAATCCGGGAGGAACCGGACGTGTCAGACGACGTACAAGACGCGCGCCATTGCCAAGAATTTTGAGTCCACTTGCTGCCTTTATGGTAGTAGCATTAACTCCAGCCGTCGCCGATGATGTGATAGCAGAAAGATTCTGTACATCAAGTTGATCAAGAGCCGAAGCCGAGAACGCAATAACTGCGTACGCATGGGTTGCTGTTCCAGTACCATTATCAAGCGCAAGAAGGTCAGGATCGTAGTCAATTAACTTACGGTCAAGGTCCGTCATGCTTGTAAAGATAGCAGCACCGGTGACAAAAACACCCAAAACAGATGAGTCAGAACCACTTGGCGAGCCATATGCGTAACCACGTGCGGACGTGCGAGGACCAGAAATGTCACCACCACGAACATCGAGGAGGTCAACACCACCAGTGATTTGTGCACCAACACGATCGGTACCGTAGATGGATTGTCCAGCCGTGTTACCAAGTTGGTTGTTGCCCGATGAATCACCACCAAGATCTCCCGAGAATGTGAAGTCAAGGAAGAAGATGAGTCCACTGGGGAGGCTCATAGGTTGTACAGAAACAAGATCGTTAGCGATCAAGCCTGCGAAAACGCGACGAACGATAGGGAATGCGACAGAGGCAAAACCCTGTACATCACTGGCGTTCATGGCGGATGCTTCGCGAAGAAGCTCCTTAGCTTGGTTCTCAAGAAGACGAGCCATACCGTTTTTGGTACGTTCGTCACCGAGTCCTTCTAAGAGTCCGGTCTTTTCCCACTTTGACAGTAGGGCGTGACCTTCGGCACGCATATCACGATTAACCATACCTTCGGTTAATCTTTCAATAATACCAGCCATTTTTAATATCTCCTTATAATTTTAATTAATACCTGCTAGTTTCTTCATTCTATCAGCAATTGGATCGGCAGGGTTTGCCTCTCCCCTGCTATTAGCACGAAGAATGGAAGAACGACGGTTGATCGTTTCGCTCAGTGATTGTGGTCCGCGTTTAGGCGTGGACTCCACTGTGCTTTGAAGCGTTTCAAATATTGTCTTTGCTTCCGGGACAGAACCAGCTTTAGAAATCGCTTCGACAATCTTATCTTTTTGTCGCTCATTTAAGGAGGTATTTCTTAACACACGGTTCGTGTATAATAAACGAGCATTTGAAAGATTAACGTCCGTGACGCTCTCTTTTAATTGCCCAACTACGTTTTCGTAGTTTTGAAGCTTCTCTTTGAGATGGTTATTTTCAAAAACCAACTCTTCTTGAGCTTGTTTCAAATCGTCTAACTCAGTCTTAGTGTCGGGCGCCGGTGAGTCGGCATCATCCTCTTCTAAGTGAGTATCTTGTGCATGAGTGGATCTACGTGCAGCAAGTTCTTTTTCCATTGCGAACTTTTTGTCCTCGGCTCTGCGGCCGGCCCAACCTGTGAGGTCGGCGCCCATGTCTACAGTAAGTCTTTCCACAACAGCATCAACGAGGGCGTCGGTATCAGTTTCTTCTTCAAGTTCTTTTTCGTCGTTAGGGCATGGACCATCTTCGCCCTCTTCTTGAACTTCAGGGTCTTTATCGTCCTCATCAAGAGAAAACTTCTCCATGATGGCATCAACGAGAGAATCCATGTCAATATCTTCTTCCATACCTTTCGTAGCTTCTTCGTCTTGCTCAGCGGCAGCGGCGGTTTGTGCAGCGGCAGCTTCCCCTTCGCCGGCGCTACCGGAATCGTCTGCCATTTCGCCGGAGCCTTGAGGATCTTCATCATCATCCTCTGTCAAAGCAGCTAAGTCTTTTTCTGTGAGTTCAATCTCTTCGTCTTCTTCAATTGGGGCAGTCTCTAATTCTTCTTCTAGGCGCTGAAGAGTCTCAGCCAACTCGTCAAAGTTGATTTTAATTGTGGATTCCTCGCCCTCATCATCGCAACCACAGAGTTCTTCGCCTTCAGCAGCACCAAGAGGCACATCTTCAGCGGCATCGCCAGCAGGAGCGGGTGCAACGCCCATAGGCTCCATGCCGCCGGCGGCGGGAGGGCCTCCAAGATCTAATCCATCTTGTTCTAGAATTTTCTCTAAGGTTTCCTTAACCTCAGTCGAATATTTTTCGACGATAGTAGCCTCGGCATTTTTCAAGGCTGCTTCTTTAAGTGCTTTAGCGTCCACAAACGCTTGCTCAAGTAAAGATGACATGTATTAGCTCCTATAAAACAGTAATTCACTGTAAATAGTGCGCATTATACACAAAAACCATTTTTAATGATTTTATCATGAAGCATTATAATAATTTAGAATAGCCCATTCATAACCTTCTGGGCCATTGTAGCCCATTACGGTCACCGAATCGCCCTCTTCCAGCACTTTATTTGCGGCCGTATCAATAAGCTGCGCTGTGTTGGTGGAGCCCGTGAGTGTAACGTTTGCGGAGCCTACACTCTTGACTGTTATTGTTATACCATTTAAGGAATCGTTTAATTCTGGTAGATATGCGTTATGTGGAGAAGACAGGACGAAGATTGCGACTCTATCTGTGGCTCCGGAGATATACGTATCGGCAGAAGTTGTTTTAAGCACATAATTGTGGCGGACCGAGCCGCTCAAATAAGCACTTCGGCCAACAAACATATCGCCACTGCCGCTTACATAGAATGCTGGATTAAGAGCATTGCTTTTTGCTGTTATTAACTTATCATCGTTTGAGCCGCTGACATTGAATTTGCCGTCCAGATAACCTGCCCCAACGGCTACTTGGCCGCCGGCAGATCCTGTAGCAGCTAAAATAGTTTCATTGCTCAAAGATCTTACCAGCAACACCAATTCATCATCCAAAGCTTTAAGTTGGAAGGCTGCTTTGTCTGAGGACGCGCCGACATCTTCACCAAGCGATAATGTATCAAAATGGGCGTGAGCAGAACCAGATACGTTTCCGTTTGCTGTTAAGGTGCCGGCGACCTCTAATTTAGCAGACGGAACAGCCACACCGATCCCAACATTGCCCGAATTATTTATAACCATCTTTTGTGTTGCTGTCGTAGAACCTGTGTTTGTCGTCCAGAATGATAACCGTGATGGAGAATTTATTGAAGTCCATGCGGAACCATCGGCCTCCGCTCTAATTCTAGATGTAAGTGAGATTGTTCCGCCCAAGGTTGAACCAGCAAAGGCAACATCCCCAAGATCGTCGCCATCAGTATAGTATGTTGATGCTGATCTGTGGAGGCCCAGCACTGGTGCTGAGCCAATTTCGGTGAGTTGTATTGTTGTGCCGGGCTCATCATTATTAATACCGATCCGCTTATTCCAACCATCTACAAACAACAGTGGCATATCGGTTGTACCACTGACACTGAGGAGGCCTCGCTGGGCACTCGTCGCGCCCGAGATGGCTAACGTCGTACCATCAAACGTAAGATTGGCTTCTGCGTTAGCCAATCTGACGGCAGAGGTATCCATAGTCAGAAGCCTGTTGTTCCCTGTGTTTGTAATATTTGTGAGAGCAGGGGCAGATATACTATCAGTGATTGCCGTTTTAATTTGAGTGTATGTTAAATTTTTCAGAGAGTCACCGTCACTAGAATCGGCAATAATAAATTCATCGTTGCTAGATGGGCCGCCACCCTTGTTTGTGGTTTTCGAAGGATCGGACCGGAGAGTGGGGCCGGTGAAAGAAAGTCCGCCGTTAGAAGCCGTGAGCACTCTCACACCCTCTGTGTCGACAAAGATTCCTTGGCCGCCGGTAACTTCAAGTGCTGGGCCATACCCAGTGCCACCCGGATCGACACTACTAGATAAGCCAATGCCCAGAACGAGGTTTGAAGCTGACAGTCTGTTGGCTAAACCGTCATAGTTTGTGGCTGCCAAGTGATCGGGGTTTAATATAATGCCCGTTATGCCGTGTGCAGAACCAGAAAAAGTAGAGCCTGTTATCGGGCCGCTTACAATAAAACTAGTTATGCTAGCAGCTGTGGTAATAGTCACGCCCGACTCGGCTGTGAGCGTGCCATCACCATCGGAAGTTAAAACTCGGTTTGCGCCGTCGCTGCCAATTAAAGCTGATAAAGGCTCAAGCTTAGCGTTGCGAGTTGAATCCCAATATCCACTAGCAGTAATATTACTAGTAAATGTTTTAGTTCCCCCGACTGTTTGATTTCTCCAAATGTCTACTAAGC